CTCCTAAAGGATGCGAGGGGTGACACTAGGCCACCCCTCCAAAGTTTACTTACGCAAACTCCAGATACTCAACAACCAAGGTTGCGGCACCAGCCGTAAAGGCAGCGGTGTCCCAAGTGGTCATGATGTACTGGTCCGCAGTGAATCGAACGCCAGTCAGGTCGCCAGTAGGCTCAACAACCAGCGCGCCATCACACAGGATCGTGTCACCGACAGCGTCAAGGGCAGTCACAGCAACCGCTGCGTCAATGCCAGCGTCATTAGTGTTCGTACCATCAGCGATCTTCAGACCAATGTCCAAAGCAGCAGAAGAGCCTGCAAACGCCGTGGTGACGTACAGGTAGGCACGAGTAATGATCGAATCAGCCGGGATGAACGGAGCGTCAGCAGCCGGAGCAGCCGTGTCCGTATTGGCGATGTCGGTGTAATCGAACTTGTGGATCAGCGTTTTGGTAGCGGGGCCAGAAGTAACACCTTCGTTGATGCTCTCCGACCGCGACAGACCAAAGCGAACCTCAAGGCCGTCTTCGTTAGTCCAAGTAGACATATTAAGATTCTCCTATCTTGAGATTAGACGTTCGGGTCGGAAACGATGGTCACCGTGTTCTCAGGACGGTAGTGCTTGACACCATAGCGAGCCGTGGTAACGAACTCAGTGCGCTGCTTGTCCTTGTTGAACTCAGTGTCAACTTCCGGCATCTGACGCCATGCACCAACCAAGGGCAGTACATCGCTGGCAGCCGAGAAGAAGTAGTTAGCCTTACCGTTGGTGGACGAGTAGTCCTTGGTGGTCGAACCGTCACGCTCGGGGAGTGCGCCGTCAGCCACATCCGGCAGGTAGTTGGAGCAGTACACATCGAAGCCGTAGACGTTCTTGACGAACTTCATACCGGTCGCGATGCCGTCAGCCACAATACCTTCCCAACGCGGGTTATCAGACACAGAAACCAGGCTCGACAGGGTGTTCAGAATGAACTCAACAGAGGGATCGACAATAGCGATCATGTTGGTCTGGGGAACATTGGCTTTCTTGAGCGCGTACATCGCGTAGGCAAAGTCAGCCAGTTCGATGGTTCCAGAGTTGCCACCAGCCATACGATGGTAAGCGCCGTTGATGGCACCCTGACCGTTGGCCGAATAGGTAGCTTCCGGCGCAGCCAGAGCGGTTTCTTCGAAATGCTCCATAATGGCGCGGCGCTGCTTGGGAACGAAGGACGAAACCAGTTCCGACATATAGAACATGTCCTGCTCGGCCTTCTTCGTGATGTAGTGACCCGAGGAGAGGTACTCACTGATGGTGAAGGTGAACTCACCGGTATCCAGCGGACGGTAGACAACATCGCTGTCTTCCACATAGTCGTCCGTACGAGCGTCACCAACACTCGGGATGTTGAATTGATCACCGTCGGGGAAGCCCTCAAGCATACGAACATAGTTCATAGCCATCAGGTCATCCTGAAGGGTCTCTTTCAGTTCGCGGCTCCAAACCTCAGCACGAGTGAGCAGCGAAACATTACCAGTCGTCATAGACATAGTTTTGCTTCCTTATGAGTAGAAACTATCGCCTTGCTCAACATGAGCCTTTGCAATTTCATTTTGTACTGCGGGCGAATAGTAAGTTTTGGGGTCGGAACGTCGCATATCCTGATAGAACTTCCAGTTACGCTTCGTACCAGCTTTGAACCCTGCTGTGTTCATAGACGAATCTAGGTTCGCGTTACGTTCACGAGCAGGTGCCTGACCTAGCATGTTCAAGAACGCTTGAGGGCTTTCCTCAGCCAATTCCTTCATGCGGTCCATACTCAAGCCCAGTTCCTGTGATTTTTGGACAACCACTTTCTGAGCTTCAGTCCCGTATGCGCTGGCCAAGGCTTCCTCAACCATTGCTACGTTTTGGGCTACTGTAGCTTTCTGCTCCCGCTTCTGCAAAGTAGCTTCTACAAGGCTTTCCAAATCTACTCCCTCTGCCCCAGTGGTATTCTGTGCGTCAGGCCCCTCGTTATTATTGGCATCTACAGGTTCAGGGCTGAGGTTGCCCGCCTTGTTCTGTAGTGTGTCTAGCAGTTTTTTGGAGTAGTCCTGTTTGTTCAAATCTTCCCGCATTTCTGCAAGTTGACGCTCAAGGTTTTCGATGTGGCGGTCTGCCTCAATCTTACCTTTCGCAATAACCTCAGGGTCGCTCCATTGCTGACCACGCTGCTCTACCAACTTCTGAAGAAAGCTATCTTTTGTCTCGGTAGCTGTATCAGACTGTTGTGTATCCGTCTGGCTTTGCTCGGTCCCATCGCCAAAAACGCTCATATTTTATTCCTTGATTTCCAGAAGGCGAAGAACATCATCGACCACTGCATTGTGTTCATTTACAGCGATCTGTTCAGCCATCCAGTTTGGGTTGCTATAATCTCGAACGGAATCACGCTTTTTGAAATCCCGTTCGAGAACCTCTTTAAGGAGATCAAACGCCCCTACGCAGGCTTTTATCTGGTTCCTGCGGGCCTCCTTATCCTTGTGTCCTTTCAGCCAAGCTGTGTGCATTAGTAGCCCAACTCCGCCTTATTCTCCAAGTCTTCCTCCACGTTTGCCTGTGCATCCATCATAGCAGTCTGGGTTTCTCCTTGCTCCTTGATGGCGATGTTCTCACCAAAGATAGCTGGCTCATCCAGTTCCTCAGAAAGAATGCGGGCAATCTCAATGCCACTGATATGAGGTGCAACGGAGGGGTCTTGTTTCACCTGCATAAGTTGCGTCAAGGTTTGTACGCGGTGGGCGCGCTCTTGGAAGTGTCTGGCACCCATAGGAATGATTTTACCGTTGCCGTTGATATCTTCGCGTGTAACCTCTTGGAAGATTTCAACCCCATTAGGGCCAACGGTTTGAATTGTGTCGTAGGAACTCAAGTTCCGCCTACCAGCCTCTAGCATAGCATTAAGGGCAGGCTCCAAGAACTCCTGTTCGAACTTGCTGGCTTTGTGGTTGAAGATACGGTTAGCAGCGTTGTCTAGGGTCTGTACCTCGAAAGCGGTCTTCTCTCCGGGGGTACGGATGCCCATAGCCATACGGGGCGCTCCAGCCATCTCCTCCATCTTGCGCTCAAGTTCACGAATCTGAAGGTCTGCGTTCAGTGCAGTCGAGTCAGGCACCAAAGGAGCAACATCACCCTCTTCGCCAATATAGACCCTACCACCCGGCTCGTATTCGAAATCCTCTACATCGCCACGAATCTTGAGCATTGGTAAGGCGATCTGGTCAAACACATCTGCCCGTAGGTTTTCGAGGTGGTCGATCCGGTACTGTAGCCCAACAAGATTGTCTAGTGGACCCATAGCCCATAGATTATCCGGCCTGCTTCGCCAACCAGCATGGAAGATTGGAGTTCCACCTAACCATGAGGGGTTCTCCACATCGTCGATAACATAAGCCCGATCTACAATAGTGATGATCCGGTTCTTATGCAGCTTGTCATTGTAGCTGTCATACAGGTCGCCGTAGAAGGTGAGAAGTTCTACATAAGACGAGTTGTAGTAGTTGTCGATGCTACCAAACCCATCAGCGATGAACCCATCAGCCTTATCGTATTGACTAGCGCTACCAACCTCACCACGGTTAGTCATGATCCGATCAAAAACGGCCTTGTACTGGGTTTCCCCATCCTCAACCATTGCCTTCACTTCCCCAATCTTCTTGAGGGTGCGGACAATCTTAGGCGTCTTGTGGAAGGAAGCAGCAGTAGGGTCGAAAACGATATCATAAGGGCTGATACGAACCAAAGTAGGTCCAGCATAGTGTACCGAGAACGAGCCGTCGTCATAGTCCGTAGCATCGTACTCGTAGTCCACTGTTGCAAAGCAGTTCCCGGTAAGGACAAAGTCATCCAACAGGCGATCTACAGTATTTTGGAACTGAGTCTGCCGTACCTTGGCTTCCATATAGTCTTGGATGATGGTCCTCTTGGCGAGAGTATTAGACTCCCGATCAACCGCCTTCCAGGACATCCAACGACTGTTGGGGAAAAGGGCTGCGGTGTAGTTAGCGTTCAGGTTGTCATAAATCTGACACAACTTTGGCATAGTGGTCGAGTTGGACCAAGGCAATTTAGAGTTAGAAGTAGTCCGAGTGTCTGTAGCAAAGACATAGTTACGGATTTCCCGCTTCTCGTCCAGCCAACCCTTTCGATAACCGTTCCATTCGTCCCACATCTTGGCAATCTCTGTAGCCTTGGAATCGGGGTCTACGAGATTATGTATATCAAGTGTTTTTCTCATCTAGAAAGCCCTTCCACCAAATCTCTGGTGCCAAATCACGTTGCTTTGTTGCGTCCTATCGCGCACTTGACGAGCAGGCTTGATGGAATGTTCCACCGCACTTGCCAGAGCGTCAATCACGTCGTCATGTGCAGGGTTCTGGAGTACTAACTCTTCCTCAAGCACCTGTGTATTACCACCTTGGTAGTGGTAGACCTGCATGTTGTCATATCTTGGTCCTAAAACCGCTTCAATACGCTCTTCTTTGTTTCGAGTAGGGCGAATTTCATCTACCTTGATCATAAGACCGTGGGGAGCGAAGTAGTTTTGCTTCAAACTTTGGACGATTGCCTTCTGGCCCACAGAAACTTCTGCTACGAGCCTTCTGAAGTCCCATTTATTATGGAGTTGCAAGATATGTTTGAAGTATTGGCCTATATTCTCGGTCTTGAACCTGTCAATATCAAGGACAAACACGTTGTTTTCTGGATCAACACCAATAACTACAATAGCCGTGTAGTCCGCTGCCTTGCGTGTTGAGAAAGCAAAGTCGATAGCAGCGGTCAGATTAAGTCTGGAACCCTGATAAGTCCACTTTCCGCTCTGACGTACCAGGTATTTGTTGTCATAGTACTGAAAATTGTCCGTACTGATCTTTTGGTTGTCCGGGTCTTCAGGATGGTTGTAGTATTGCGCCCTAAACTGCATCCTATCGAGGTACTTACCACGCTTTTGGGCCAGAATCTTGGCATCGAACCCAAACCACTTACCATCTCTACGCTGTTGGCGTGGCCAGAGGAACTCCCCTGTGCCATCTCCGTGGTTCTCTACAGCCTTTTCCATTGTCTCATAGATAGGCTGGTCATCAATCTTGTTGCCGAGTTCATCATAGATGTCCTCACGCATGTTCATCATGTCGTTGTAGAGGTCTTTTGGGTGGTAACGGGTTCCAACGACCCACTCCTTAGCCCCAGCGCCCTCAATAGACGACAACAAAGAATACTGGGTCCGTACTTTATTACGACCTTCTTCGCTGTAAGCATTTTCTGCCACAACACAGTCATCAAGTACAGCAATATCACAGTGCATCCCGGTAATCGAGGTCGTCAAACCGGCAGTAAATATGCTGGGGTCGCGGATGTTCTCCTTTTTGCGGAGAGGGTGGTCCAGAGCAATCTCTGTTGTTGTCCACTTCATCCGCTTCCCCTCCTCCTTCTCTATATGATCCGGCCAATAACGCCGATAGATTTCGGAGGTAAGAATGCCTTTGATAAAAGTAAGCTGCTTCTCCGCAAGGTTTGCAGTCGCTGAAATATACAAGACCCTAAGTGTTGGGTCACGAGTGAGTTCCCAAGCCACACGGTAGGCTACAAGTCGGCTCTTACCATGGTCCCGTGGGAACAGTAATAGTTGGTGTAGTTTTGCATCAGGTCGATTCCACCAGCGAATCACGTCTTTGTGGCAACTACCCAAAACTTGCGTAGGTGCTACAAGCGTTATGAAAGCCTCAAGAGAGCCTTCCGCTTGTTCCCTAATATCTGCTGGTGTCATATCTAACCCTTAAATTCCAAACAGCACATCCAAGCCAGAGTCATCTGTGTTGAAGGCTGCTGCAATGCCGACCATTATGGGAGCGTCTCTGCGGACCGTAGGGCGGGCAAGTACCTCCATGGTGGCTACCCCTACCTGTTCAGCAGGAAGCCCGTCTAGCACCCCTTGTACGGCCTGTGGGATGGCATTACCTACAACCCATTGCGAAGCCTCTGCGTGAGAGATGTACCCAGCGTTGGCGGCAGCAAGTGCAAAGTCATAGCGGCTCATCTCAGCATCAGACCGTTTGGACTGCTTTTGAGCTTCAAGCTCCTCTGAGGTGTAGTCATTGATCAGCCACGACCGCACCCAGGAACCATCAACCTTTTGGAACTGTCCCTCTGTGAGGTACTGACCTTCGGTAATGGAAGGCTTGTCAGCTACAGTGTAAGGGTACACGTTCCAAGCCTCCAGAAGTTCAACAGGAGGGTCTTTGGGGAAACTGACGTTGGGGTTATCCTTACGCAGTTGCCGAATGGAATACTGTTCAGGCACCCCGTTGTTTAGTTTAATGTACATGTGACGACCCCTTGTTTAGTTTAATGTACATGTGACGACACCTTGTTTAGTTAATTGATCAGTAATCCGAACTCCGAAAGGATTCCGCTCATGGGAAACCCCTATGCAAAAGTCACCACTGAAAGGCCCGCGTTGGTTGTTGACGTACTGTATGCCAACGAGACGGTCTTTGTGGCATCTGCGCTGGCGTCATAGCCAAACGCCGCGTGGCCTGAGATGGTCGAGCCGCCATCAAACACTTGATCGACGGTTTCGGTCTCAAGGCCGGTCCATGTACCTGTCGCAAGTGTCGAGGCC